CATCAGAAAGAAAGGGCGTATAAGAAAGATAAGTTACGATCCACGATTACCCGTTTATACATTCTGGGATTTAGGCCGCAACGATGCAATGGCTATTTGGTTTATGCAGTACGTTCACGGTGAGTATCGATTCATTAATTATTACGAAAACAGCGGCGAATCAATCCAGTTTTATCTTAAGAAACTGCGAGACTTTGAATACGTTTACAGCACTATTTATCTTCCTCACGACGCAGAGATTACAGACTTAACAAGAGCGGATAACAAGAGCAGAAAGCAGATAGTGCAAGATGCGGGGTTTGATGTTGTTGTAGTACCAAGAGTACCGGCTAAAGGTGAGGCCATACAAGCGGTTAGGGATATATTACCGCTGTGCTGGTTTGATGAAGAAAGCACAAGTCAGGGTGTTAAATGCTTAGATCATTATCGAAAAGAATGGGATGACAAGCGTGGTAATTTTAAAGACAGACCAAGACACGATTGGGCTTCTCACGGGAACGATGCGTTTGAGCAATTTGCGCGAGGTTTTTCAGAGAGCACAGACCCAGAATCATTTGAGCCGGAGGGCTGGGACTAATGGCTAAAACAAAAAGCTTTTCTTCGTTTGTTAAAGCAGCGGAGAAAGGAAGAAAAAAAACAAAAGATAAATCGTATGAATTCACTAATAAAACATTCTATGAAACTGCCAAAACACCCGGAAAACATATAAGAAATGAATGATTTAATTACACTAGATAATCCGCAGCACTTTCTAGCAGATATCGATACTGCAAAAAAAATAGCAGAGCGATTAGATAAAAACTACCCAGGCTATATATGGATGGTGAATGCAGATACTAGCAATAATATAGCCACAATTCAGCTAGGAGGCGTTTCGGGTCAGTTCGGGTTCTATGTTCATTTAGATAAACTAACGGCTGGGCTTGAACAGGTTATGAGGGCTGGAGGTGAGATTTTAGAGCGCTATAAGCTAAGACGTGGCCGAAGAGATGACGCCGAAATTAGTGGACTAGTGAGAGATTTTGCAGGGAGAGTGATTAGTGATTAATGATTCGATGGCGTTAGATGGCGAGCAAATAGACACAAAGACGAGCGAAAGCTCTTTGTTGTTAACTGCTAAAACAGTATACGCCAACTCAACAGATTATTTAGATAGCTCTGTTCGGAAAAAAGTAGAAGCAAACAATGCTCATTTTCATAACAAACATGCAAAAGGCTCTAAGTTTTTGTCAGCGAATTATCGCAATAGAAACAAAATGTTTCATCCAAAAACGCGTAACGGCATCAGATCTAGCGAAGCCGCTTTTGCAGCTGCAATGTTTTCAACGTCTGATTTGGTCACTATATCAGCATTTAATGACAACGATGAAAGGCAACAGGCAAGCGCAGAGATACATCAGGGTTTATTAAACTATCGACTAGAGAACACTATTAAATGGTTCTTAACGTGTATGGGGGCTTATCAGGACGGTCAGGTTAATGGAGTGTGCGCCACTTACAATCACTGGAAATACGAAGAAAAAATCACAACTGATACTATACCGTATACTGATGAAAGCGGTCAGGCTATTTATGACCCAACAACAAATGAACCTTTTATGCAAGAAGTGGAAAGAGTCGACGTAATACGGGACGAACCGGTTATAGATTTAATACCGATTGAAAATCTCAGATTTGACCCCGCTGCAGATTGGCGCGACCCTATCCAAACAAGTACCTATGTTATACGTGAAGTACCGATGTATGCCGGTGATATTCTGGCTCGAATGGAGGTAGAAGACAGCAAAACAGGTTCGCAAAAATGGCATAAGTACGAACTCTCTGAATTGCTAACTGCTAACGAAGATAAAGCAGATGATAGCACCAGAAGATCACGCGAACCCGATAGCGCAGCAGATAAAACAGAAACGCAAGAGGGTAATGAGTTCACTGTCATATGGCTACGGGAATACTTCATTCGTGAAAAAGGCGAGGAGCTTGTTTTTTGGACTGTGGGCGATGATCTTCTTTTAAGCGAGCCAGAACCACTAGAGGAGGTTTATCTTCATGGTGAAAGGCCTATCACATTAGGTATTTGTATTCTTGAGGCTCACAAAACCTACCCATCGTCACCTGTAGAATTAAATTTCCAGCTGCAAGAAAGAGCAAACAGCTTAATAAATCAGCGCGCGGATAACGTAGACCTAGTTCTAAATAAGCGTTATTACATTCGGCGCGGCTCTAAAATAGACGTTAATTCATTGATGCGCAATACTCCTGGTGGTGGCGTAATGATGGAAAATATTACGCAGGATATCAGAACGGAAAGTACGCCAGACGTAACAGGCTCAAGTTATGCTGAACAAGATCGTTTAGATGTTGGTATGGATGAGTCGGCAGGCGCATTTAGTCAATCCAGCGTGCAGAACAATCGAGCATTAAGCGAAACGGTTGGCGGCATGGAAATGATGAATTCAGGCGCTTCTGCTATTTCTGAATATATGATTAGGACGTTTATTGAAACATGGGTAGAGCCCACATTAAGACAGCTAGTAAAGCTTGAAGCTAAATACGAAACTGATATGACAGTTTTGGCGGTAGCCGCTGGTAAATCAGAGATGTTTCAAAGGTATGGCGAGAATGTAGATTTAGATGAAATCTTAGATGCGGAGCTTACTGTCAGAGTAAATGTTGGAATGGGAGCAACCAATCCTAAGCAGAAACTTGAACGTATGCGCACGGGGTTTATGACAGTAGGCCAGTTGGCACCAAATGCTATTCCTCGTATTAAAGAAGAAGAAATTATTAAAGAAGTTTTTGGTGCTGTTGGCTATAAAGACGGGGCGAGATTCTTCAAAAACGAAGATGAACTAGCGCAACAGCAACAACAGCAACAGGCCCCACCTCCTGACCCAATGCTCAGCATTAAAGCGCAAGAATTAAAAATAAAAGAAAATAATATAGGGTTTGAGCAACGGCTAGCGGAAGCAAAGTTCCGAGATAATCGCGAGAAATGGATGGCAGAACTGGCGTTAAAAGAACAGATAACAATTGAAAGCCTGAGACAAAGAACAGGGTTAGAAGAAATTAAGCTACAAACAACGCGACAGATAGCAGCCGGAAAAATAAATAATGATCAAACCAAGCTGAGATTACAAGCTGAAAACCTAGCACAAAACCACGATACATTTTAGGTGACACATGAACGAAGACCAAGAGTTGGATTTTTTATTCAAAGAAGCGAAACTGGGGATTAGCGTTGAAGAATGGTTATCAACAGATGTGGGTCGTTATGTCATGGGACGCGCTAAGGGTGAACTGAGCGAAATATCAATTGATTTATTAGCAGCGCCTGAGTGGAGCAGCAAAACAGCGAACGATCTTAGGCAGAGAGCAGCAGCGCTGCAAATGTTAATAGGTTGGTTAGACGAGGCTATTAGCAACGGTCGAATATCAGAAGCTCAGCTCAAAGAAGCTGAAAATATTTAACTTAACAGCCTCGTATTAACGGGGCTTTTTTATATACAAACGGAGAACATCATGCAAACAGACTCTATCGTGACAGACGAGATTGAGAACCATGAAGAGATAGAAAGTCAGCAGCAAGAGAGTCAAGAATTAGACCCTCGCGCAGCTAGATTAGCAGAAATTGCGGCCAATCGAAACGAAGAAAGAGTAAGCGAAGAAGATGATCATGAGCACGAAGACCAAGCAGAGAAAAACCTATCTCCTGTTTATCAGCGAGACGGTCAATCTTATGTAAAGTTGAAAGTTGATGGTGAAGAAGTTGAGCGGACTATTGAGCAAGTTATTGCTGCTAATCAAAAGCATGAATCGGCGGACTTGCGTCTTAATGAAGCGGCGGTAGAGCGCCGAAGACTGCAGCAAATCGAACAACAGTTACAACAAAGAGAAAAGCAAATCAATGCTCACGCAGACCAATCAAAATTAAAACAGCTATCTGATAAAGACGCTGCCTTTAATAAAGAAATGATAGCAGAGCATCGACAAGCATTGATGGACGGAGACGACCACAAAGCAGACGAGTTAATGCACAAAATGCTGACTAAGGGGCGCGAACAAGCTACCCCAGAAATCAACATTGCTAAAATAACTCAAGAAGCGGAACAGCGTGTCGTGACGCGCTTACAACAAGCAGACTATTCTGCTCAAGTGAATGCTATAAACGCTTCGTTCGAGAAAAAGTATTCAGATGTAGTTGAGGACGAAAAAGTCTACTCGGTAGCTAAACAATTTGCTGAAAACCTTCGTGCGAATAATCCAGATAAACCCCTGGACGAAATCATGAATGAAAGTGGCGAACATGCTCGACAGTGGGTTAAATCTATCCAAAACAAGGCGTCGAATGCTAATCGATCAGAACGGAAAAAGACTTCTGCGCGATCTATATCTGGCATTAATCAATCAGCCAATATAGGCAAAGACAAACCAGCACCATTATCTAAATCGCAAATAATTGCAAATATGCGCTCAGGAAGACCTGGCGCAGGTTAATAACTTTTAAAACTAACGCTGTGAAGCGTGAGGAGAACAACAATGGCCGGACAAGTTTGGGCAACCGATACCCTTGGTGGGTACATGTATTCAGATGAATTATCTGATGTATTAAGAACAGAATTACAACCGAATTGCCGTTTTCGCCAAATGTGCGATGTCGAAGAAGGCAAGGGCTTAAATAAAGGCGACAAGCTATATTGGGATGTTTATTCAGATGTAGCGACAGCAGGCGGACAGCTTGCTGAAACAACAGCTATGCCTGAAACGAATTTCAATATTCGCCAAGAAAGCATGACAGTACAAGAGTTTGGTAACTCTGTTCCTTACACTGGAAAGCTAGACAACCTATCCAAACACCCCGTCGAAAAGATTATTAAGAAAGTATTGAAAAACGATGCTCGAAAAACAATCGATAAAGCGGCGCATGCTCAATTTAATGCAACTCCTTTAACTGTTTCGGCAGTATCTGGCACAAGCACAACAGCTATCGTGACAGAAGAAACGGGCTGCACTATCACAAATGACGTTGCGCTTACTAAAGAACACGTTAAAAAAATCGCTGACGAAATGAAAGAGCGCGACTTACGCACGTTTAAAGACGATCTCGAAAGCATTAGTCATTATGTAGAATCTGGCTTCGGCATGATTATGCAAGGCGAAATGGGCCGCTATGAAGGTATTCGCTTTGTTGAGCAAACCAACATAGAAAACGAAGGTTGGACGAACGACAAATCAGATGGCGTGTTCTTTTTTGGAGCAGATACTGTTTGTGAGGGTATCGTTATTCCAGAAGAAATTCGAGGAAAAATTCCAACCGACTTCGGTCGTTCAAAAGGTGTTGCGTGGTACTACCTAGGAAACTTTGGACTTTGTCACACAGACGCAGCGAATGCTCGTATTCTTAAATGGGATAGTGCGGCTTAGGCCGTGCTTTTCAGTTCATTAATCAGGAGAAAATAATGGAAGACAAAAAGAAAGGCGGAAACACTGGCAGCTTGAAAAAAGGTGTCAGCTTTACTGAGAGCGCATCGCAAAAATCGACAACAACTCATAAAGAAACTGGCAATCAACGCAGTCAGAAAGGTTCTGACCGTATTTGATCAACACCCCACAAAAAGAGCTGTAACAGGCTCTTTTATTTTAAATGGATGAATTATGCGTAGAAACGAAAGGCATAAATATGACAACGAGCCTTGGGCAGAGAAAACACCAAGAGAAGGTGTAAACAAACTTCCTAATAAAGACTCTGTTCGTGATGGTGTTATAGGTCGGGAAAGGCTAGACCCACATCATCGAATTGGTGAAAGAAACGAATCATTTGGAGAAAGGCATGACTATTAATGCAATGACAGACCCCATTGAGGATGTGAAAAGCTACGCTAAAGACGAGCTTAATATGCGTATTGCTCAGAATACTAGCGATAAAAAAACCAGAGAAAAAGTACAAGCCGCTCTTGCCAAGTTAGAAACAAAAAACAACCAACCAGAGCCAGAAACAAGTATTATTGACTTCAGCAAGCCATTCGGGAAAGTTCGCGGAATGCCTGGTGTTTCTTTCTACCAAAACGGCAACAACTTTATGCCTGGTGTTTCTTTCTACCAAAACGGCAACAACTTTAAAAGTGACGGATCGTTAGCGTGAATTATCTTCAAGCCTGCAAAAAAGTGGCTTTACGCTGCGGTGTCAGTAGTACTGGCCCCGCTTCTGTTATAAATCAAACAGGGCATCATTTGCTAGTTACTCAATGGGTAGCTGACGCATACGAAGAGATTTGCAGCAAATGGTTTAACTGGAAGTTCCTGTGGGCAAGAACAGAATACTTAACGACTAGCGGTGAGGCTGTTCTACAGTCGCCTGATGATTTGGGTATATGGGATCATCGAGCTATAAGAGTTGATGGCGAATCGATTGATATAATCGAATATGACGCAAGTGACGATTCTTATGATTTATCGATGGGAACTCCTGAATTTGGAGTGATCATGCCTGACAATAGCCTCATGCTTTACCCTACTCCTGACGGTACCTATACCGTAACAATAGATTATTTCAAAAAAGCAAATATCCCAGAAGAGAACGCTAGCACCTTTCTTATTCCTGAGCGATACCAGAGAGCAATTATAGGCAGGGCTATGATGTTTTATGGAGGCTATGAAAACGCTGCTGAGGTAAAGCAAGAAGGGATGGAAATGTATCAGATGGCAATGGATCAACTAGAAAGCCACGAATTACCCAACAGTGCATATCGAAACGCTGTTAACACTGGTAGCGCTGACATAAGAGTGATTCCACAATGAGTACAAAAACGGACTATTTCTCATTCAATGGCTCGCTAGATTTATCAACAGCGCCAATTAAAATTAACGCTGGCGATGCGCTTGAATGTGTAAATTACGTACCAGGTTTAAGCGGTGGCTATCAATATATCGGAGGGTTTGAGCGCTTCGACGGAAGAACAGCGCCATCCTCAGCTAATTTTTGGCAGATGGATGTTGTATCAACTGCAAGCTTAGCCGTTGGCGACACCATAACAGGTGATACGACAGCAGCAACAGCGGTTATTATTGAGATAATATCTGACGAACAGATAGCGGTAACAGCGCTAGAAGGAAGCTTTGACGACGGAGAAGCTGCCAACGGGACGACAATCACTAACAACGAACAGCTATTAAACTCGAATACAATCGCAGAAGAAGACTATCGAAAGAGTTTAGCGGCAAATTATTACCGACAATTCATAGAAATAGTACCAGGTAGTGGTTCTATTCGTGGGGTGTATCGACACCTTGACAAAACCTATGCTGTCAGAGATAGCGAAGACGGAACAAAGGCGGTTATCTATAGCGCAACTGAGAACGGTTGGTATGAGCTACCAATGCAATCAGTACTTAAATTTGATAGCGGCGTGTC